TCATCCCCCAAATTTCCGTGAAGAGCCAAATTTTGTAAAGATTTGTGCGCGTTCCGATGGCAATACCAACTGCTGGTTCATGGCCTGTTCCCAGCGGACGCACCAAGGATTGAGGGTATATTTGACAAATTCCAGCGACTGCTGCTCGATATTGGAGAAGGTGGACTTTTCCAGATCCCCGACCATATGCGGCGGCACCCGGAAGATACGGGCGATTTCGTCGATCTGGAACTTCCGCGTTTCGAGGAACTGCGCCTGATCCGGCGGGATGGATAACTGCTGGAAGGTCATGCCTTCCTCCAGCACGGCTACATTGTGCCGGTTCGTGCCGGAAAATTGGGCATGCCAGCTTTCCCGCAGTTTGACCGGATCCTTCACGATGCCCGGATGTTCTAAGATGCCGCCCGGTGTAGCACCGTTGGCAAAGAATAACGCACCGTACTGCTCGGCTGCCAGTGACATGCCGATGGCGTTCTTGGCCATGGCAATTGGACTGTAACCGATAAGTCCGTCAAACCCGAGACCCGGAACATGCAGCACCTCATCCTGCGACAGGACAATCTGCTGGCAGCGGTTATCTGCGCCGAACTCGTCCGAGTCTTTGGAGTAGGTGTAAATAAGCTGACCGTTCGCGGCCCGGCTGACATCCATCTTGCTGGGCAGCAGCGGGTACAGTGCAATCGGCTGCCCGGTGCCGTTCCGGATAATCTGTGCATAGGCATTGCCCCATAACAGCAGATGGCTCATGAGCGTTTCCCGGAAGATAAAGCTCGTCATTTCCGGATTGGGAGCATCATGGAGAAGGTTGTACAACGGATGATTGATGGCCTTTTCCTTGCCGCCATCCGGTGTATAACGGTATAGATTAAGCGGCAGTCCGGCGATAGCCTCAGACAGTACTCGGACGCAGGCATAAACTGCTGTTGTCTGCATAGCCGTCCGTTCCGTCACCACATTTCCGGAGGAGGTCGGGCCGAACAGGAACGTAAAGGCCGTAGACAGGTAGTTCTTCGGCTTGTCGCGTGACTTTTTGCCCCATATACGTTGGAATATACTCATAAAATCAATAACCCCCTTTGGTCATATACGCTTTCACTATTGTCGTTGCCGCAGCGGATGGCACGGTCGAGTGCCATGACCGTAGCCACGACACCGTCGATCTTTTCGGTGGATTTCTCTTTATCCGGCTTGATATTGCCAGCCGGATCGGATTTGATGAAGATATTATCCATCATCCAGCGCAGTACTGGATGGCCGCCGTGGGCGATCTTTTTTTCCAGCGTCAGCTTCATCAGTTCCTTGGTGGGAGGACTCATATCTTTGAATCCCTGTCCGAACGGGACGACAGTAAATCCCATTCTCTCGAGATTTTGTACCATCTGCACCGCGCCCCAGCGGTCGAAAGCGATCTCGCGGATGTTGTACTGTTCGCCCATGGTTTCGATGAACTTTTCGATGTAGCCGTAATGGACGACGTTTCCTTCCGTCGTGTGCAGGAATCCCTGTTTTTGCCATACATCATAAGGAACATGATCCCGCCGGACGCGCAATGATACGTTTTCCTCCGGTATCCAGAAGTAGGGAAGCACGACATAGTTGTCTGCTTCATCCTGCGGCGGAAACACCAGCACAAAAGCTGTAATATCCGTTGTGGAGGATAAGTCCAGTCCGCCGTAGCAGACACGACCTTTTAACTCATCCGGCTGTACGGGAAACGCGCAGGCATCCCACTTTTCCATCGGCATCCAGCGGATCGCCTGCTTGACCCATTGGTTCAGACGCAGTTGTCTAAAGGCATTCTCTTCGGCAGGATTCTGTCTGGCAGACTCGCAGGCCGCCTTGACCTTATCCATGCCGACCGTAATGCCAAGCGATGGGTTGGCTTTCTTCCACACCTTGACATCCGTCCAGTCGTCGGTATCCTTGGCCCCGTATATCACCGGATAGAAGGTGGCATCAATCTTCCGGCCTGCGATAATATCCAGTGCTTTTTGATGGGTTTCATAGCAAATGGAATGGGTGTCCGTTCCGGCTGTCGTAATAAGGAAATACAACGGCTGCGTCCGGGCATCGCCGGAGCCTTTAGTCATGACATCAAACAGTTTTCGGTTCGGCTGCGTGTGCAGCTCATCGAAAATCACGTCGCTTACGTTAAAACCGTGCTTGCTGTAGGCATCGGCGGATAATACCTGATAAAAACTGTGCGTGGGAAGGTAGATGATCCGTTTCTGCGAAGCCAAGAGTTTTACCCGCTTGGATAAGGCCGGACACATCCGTACCGTATCCGCCGCCACTTCAAAGACAATGGATGCCTGCTGGCGGTCGGCGGCGCAGCCATACACTTCGGCGCGTTGCTCCCCGTCACCGCAGCATAAAAGCAAGGCTACCGCTGCCGCCAGTTCCGACTTGCCCTGCTTCTTGGGAATCTCGATGTAGGCGGTATTGAACTGCCGGTAGCCGTTCGGCTTTAAAATGCCGAACACATCACGGATGATCTGTTCCTGCCAGTCGATCAGTTCAAACGGTTTACCGGCCCAGGTGCCCTTGGTGTGGCAGAGGCATTCGATAAAGGACACGGCATAGTCCGCCATGGTCTTGTTGTATTTGGAATCTTTGGCCCTGAACTTCGTAGATCGATAGCGTTTCAACTTCCGCAAGCAGCGTCACCTCCTTTGCGGCAACAAAAAAGACCGCCGAGGTTGGCAGTCTTGGTGTACAAATTATGATATTGTGTGATTATTTCTTTCTGATTATAAGGCAGCGGTCTATGCCGTACAGCACGTTCAATGTGCTGCCGTTGTCCCAATGCACCAGCAGGCCGCCGGTGTCATCCACACCGACAACCGTTCCTTTTGTGCCGATCGGCGGAGCCTGGGCGTCGTCCATTTGCACCAGTACAATCCGCGTTCCGGCAGGATATGCACTGTGCAGTTGCTCCAATCGTTCCTTATTCGGATATCTCATTATGGTGTTCCTTTCTGCCGTTTTTAAAGGCCGAGGAACCGGAAAGGTGCTGTAAGAGCAGCTTCCGTTCTTCCTTGTATTTCGTACCGATAAAACCAAGCCGAAGCAGGAAACAGCGGAAGTCGTATTTCTCGTTGATTGATACTCGTTCCGTTGCCAGCACCCGTTTCTGCTTTTTTGCCAGATGGCAGAGCGCCGTAATGAAATGGGTATAGGCTTTGACCATATCGGCATCTGGGCAGCCGGTGAACCAGGGAAATAGCACCTTATCCTCCGTTACCTGCATGCGCAGCACATCAGTTTGGAAAACTTTTAACATGAGATTGCTTTTTGCCTGAATCAGTTTCTTCAGGTTTTCCAGTGCCGTATCGGTGAAAAAGGAGCGCGGCATGGCAATCACCAAGTCGTCTATGTGTTCCTGCTTAGATGCCGAATCGTCAGGTTCTTCCACTATTGGTTCGGCTGGTTCTGCATGGAATCCCATGCTGTCGAGTTTCTCGAGCAAATCCTTAATTTCTGTACCGTCATCAAAATTAAGATTGCCGTCGCGGTCGACTGTAAAGCAGTCAATTTCGTAGGCATAGCTTGGAATCCCCTGATACACTTTGGCGGCTCCGGTAATAGTGCTGATGGCATCCGCCAGTTCCTTACGTGTTTTTCCTTGTGCATGGTACATAATCTTCATGGTAGTAAACCCCTTTCATTTTTTGTCATGTACATATATCACTCTAACCGGCAATTATAGCAAGGGGTTTGTACCATGATTTATACGTATTATTCCTGTACTGCCGACATTTTACCGAGCAGCTTTCCGGTCAGCCACAGTCCACCGTCAATGAGCGTCGGCAGGAAGCATTGATCGCGGAATTTGTTCCAGCCGGTTTCCTTACCGGCAGATTCCTGTAAGGCGGCTGTGTAGGCATCCGCCACTTCCTTGGCTGCAGGAAGCACCGTTGTATGGAGCCAGGAAATAGTAGCGTTCTTGGCATCCTCCTGCACCGAGTCCAGAATGTGTTCCTTGAGTTCGTTTTTAATCGTTTCAATATCCATTGTTAGTATCTCCCTTCAAAATCTGTTATGCCGCGGGCAATGGCCCGGGCGAAATCATCCGCGTTATTCGTGAGCAGCGCGGCATCATCCTCGTTATCAATAAAAGCTGTTTCCACCAGAACGGCTGGCATTGTGGTATCCTTCAACACGATCAGGTTAGGCCGTTCCTTCAGGCCACGATCCACCGTACCAAGGCTCTGCACAATCTGCGACTGGATGCAGGCGGCAAGCTGCGGAGATGAACCGCTGTCGTTGGCATAGATAAGCGTTTCCGTACCACGGGCGCAACCGCTGTCGGCATTGCAGTGCAGACTGACGAATACATCCGCAGGCCAGGTGTTTGCCGTATCCACCACGCAGGGCAGCTCCGGTATCTCTCCAGCCAAATTATCGCTTTGCAATAATTTTACCTCGCAGCCTGCTGTTTCCAAATATGTTTGGACGAGACTGCCAATCGTAGCAACCACATCACATTCACGCAGTCCGGTAGTGGGATTCACAGCGCCACTATCCCGTTCCCGGTCATGCCCGGGGTTGATAAATACACGCATTATGTTGCCTCCACTTCAGTATAGGTATACGTTTTTCCATTCCGTGTCACAGTTACCCGTTCGTCCGAGCCGACCTGCTCAATGTAACGTTTCACGATCACATCACAGAACTTTTCATCCAGATCCACCATGTAGCAGCGACGCTTCGTCTGCTCACAGGCCAGCAGCGTCGAGCCGCTGCCGCCGAACGGATCCAGCACAGTGCAGCCGGTCATGCTGGAATTTAGGAGGGGATAGGCTAAAAGCGGTATTGGTTTCATGGTGGGATGGTCCGTATTCTTTTTCGGCTTATCAAACTCCCAGATAGTCGATTCCTTCCGTCCGGTGTACCACTCGTGCTTTCCTTTCTTCTTCCAGCCGTAGAGCACCGGCTCGTGCTGCCACTGATAGGGAGAGCGTCCCAGCACCAGCGACTGTTTCATCCAGATGCAGCAGCCGGATAAATAAAAACCGGCATCCGAGAAGGCTTTCCTAAAGTTAAGTCCCTCGGTGTCGGCGTGAAACACATAGATGCTGGCATCGTCTGCCATGACGGTGTGCATGCAGGAAAACGCATCATATAAGAATTGGTAGAACTTGTCGTCCTGCAGGTGATCGTTCTTGATTTTTCCGGCCCGGCCTTCGTAGTTGACATTATATGGCGGATCGGTGACCACCAGATTGACCGGTGTTCCCTGCAGCAATCGCTGGTATGTTTCCGGCTGGGTGCTGTCGCCGCAGAGCAGGCGATGGATTCCCAACTGCCACATATCACCTGCCTTGGAAAATACCGGCTTTTTGAGTTCGGCATCCACATCAAAGTCATCCTCATGTACACCATTCTTTATATCGTCCTTGAACAGGTCGTCCAGTTCTGCCGGATCAAAGCCGGTAAGCGATACATCAAAGTCGCTGCCCTGCAGATCGGTAATGAGTAGGGCTAATTTATCCGTATCCCAATCGCCGCTGATTTTATTAAGGGCGATGTTTAGGGCTTTTTCCTTTTCGGTGTCCATGTCGATGACGACGCAGTCAATTTCCGAGATGCCCTCCTGCTGGAGCACCTTCAGGCGCTGGTGCCCGCCGACCACGTTGCCGGTGCGCTTGTTCCAGATAACCGGTTCGACGTAGCCGAACTCGTCCAGCGAGCGTTTCAATTTTTCATATTCCGGATCGCCCGGCTGCAAATCCTTTCTCGGATTATAGGCTGCCGGGATAAGGTCTTGTATGTTCTTTTTGATCAATTCCATAATTATTTTCCTTTCCGTGCCTGCAACAGGTGTTCCATCATCGTATCCTGCGGACTTCCTACAAATGCTGTGGTACAGTTCTGCTTGACGATATCGAAAATCTCGTACCAGAGCAGGTTCGCCTGTTTTTGAAATGATTGGCTCATCTGCACAAACGGACTGGTAATGGCACCGCCGGTCGTGGGGTGCTTGCCGAGCAGTCCATACGTGCTGATGGCTTCCTCGCACTGGATATACCGGGCAAATGCCTGGGCATAGGCTTCCAGCAGCCGGGGATTGACGAGCCGTTCGCAGCCGCGGTCCTTCAGCCATTTCCAGGTCTGGCGAAACAGGTCGTCGGCACCGAGCGGCTTGCCGTCCCGCTGCCGGGCAGACAAATAGTCACTGGGATTCGGCATATCCTCGCCGGTGAGATCTGCGGCATCGTTTAACTCGGCACCTTCTAAGGCAGGCGTCGGCAGGTCGATAATGGTGGCTGCTTTTCCCTTGTCGATTTTATCGGCCAGCGCCTCCGGCTTGTCTCCGGCGCGGATCCGTCTGCCGCCGCGATTGGTTCCGTCCTTGGCCATGGCTGTTCAACTCCTTTCCCATGCGGTAAATCCCCCGTTTGAACTGCAATTTTTGTGCGTGTGACCCCAGCACCGGTCTAGCATTTGGGTGCGCCAGAGATTTTGACCGCCCCTCCTGGCAGAGCGTAGTCATTCGTAGTGGTATTCCTTTCTGGCATGATGCCAGCGGTCGTCCATCTCGGCGGTGATCTTTGAGTGGCACGGCTTGCATAATGCCATAAGGTTATCCTCGTCATGGGTGCCACCGCGGGAGAGGGGACGGATATGGTGCACCTCCGTTGCCGGAGTGGTCTTGTGGTTCTTCAGACACATCTCGCATAAGGGGTGTTTTCCGATGTACCGGTCCCGGATGCGCTTCCATGCTCTGCCGTATCGTTTCTTGACAACAGGACTGCGCTCGTACGCGTCATAACGTTTGTCCATTAATTTTTGGTGTTGCTCGCAGTACCGGTTCACGGTCAGCTCCCTGCAGCCGGGGTAGGCGCACGGCTTTTTGGGTTTCCAAGGCAAAGCACTCATCTCCAGACATAGCAAAAGCCTTCAAGGGATTGCTCCCACGAAGGCTTTTCACATTTTTTCATGCTATTAGTATACCACGTCGAACAGATACATGCGTCCGCTACATTACTCATGTGGCTAAAATAATTGGGAATGACTGCCCAAACGATATAGCAGAAGAACAAGTACATCATCTTTGGTTTCATAAATGAGAAGCCAATCTGGATCAATATGGCATTCCCGGCAACCTTTGTATGTTCCACCTAAATCATGGTCTCTATATTTTTCATCCAATTGTTTTCCTTGGACCAATTGCTCAATGACAGAGAACAGCACATCTATATCTTTGTTCTGCTTCTTTGCCAATTTCAAATCTTTCTTAAATTGAGTGGTGAATTTTACTTCGTACTTCATTTTTCAAGGGCCACACGCAAATCTGTCATATTGGTATACCCTTTTACTTTTTTATCAATGGCGATTCGTTTGCCTTCTTCAATGGCAGATCTAGTTGTTGCATTAGGAACGTCAAGAGTGAGACGGAAGGGAATGCCATTTTCTCGTATCGTTGTTTTTAAGAATATGTTTACCGCCGTCGTCATATTCATTCCCAGAGCATTGAATATTTTCTCAGCCTGATTTTTGACTTCCTTATCCGTCCGGATATTCAAATTTGTATTTACCATATTCAACACCTCCATTTCTGTCTTGAATATAGCATTATTTTTGGCTGATGTCAACACAATGTCAATATAATAAACACATAGCAAAAGCCTCCAAAGGATTTGCTCCCTCGAAGGCTTCTCTCACACTTTCATGCTATTAGTATAACACGTCAAATAAATAAATGCGTCCGCGATTTTGGACATCATGTCTTCCCAAACAAAAGGATGGCAAACTTAGCTAATGCACGATTCTTCCTTTTGTAGGCAGACGACCGCTCGATGTGGAAATGATCAGCGATGGCATAGACGGCACTCGTCTGTGCATCCTCGTCGGCATAAAAAGTTTGCAGCACGTATTGCTCGTCGCTGCTCAGCTTTTCCCATGCAGGCTGGAGAACCATGCCATGTACTCGACAGCCTGCCGGTACCGTTCTTTCAGAATGTCGATGTCTGCCAGTCCGGAGATGATATGATCTTCTGTTGCATGTGGGTTGCTGGAGTGCGGCATCCCATCAAAGCCGGACGGATGCAGGCTGGTCATGGCAGCGTATGCCTGCTTAATGTCCTCGCTGGTATTTTCGATGATGAACTTCATGCTGTCGTAATCCCGGATGGCATCAATGGCGCCGCTCCGTTTATTCAGGTATTTCCAGATAACACTCATAGGCTGCCTCCTTGCAAGTTGGCCCGGACTGCCTCAATCAGTGCAGCCTGGGTTTTGTTTTTTTCTTTTAATGATTTCATAATGGTTTCATCTATGGTTCCGGCAGTCAGGATGTGATGAATGATGACCGTATCGGTTTGTCCTTGCCGCCAGAGTCTGGCATTCGTTTGTTGGTATAATTCCAAGCTCCAGGTTAGTCCAAACCAGACGAGAGTGGATCCGCCTTGTTGCAGGTTTAGACCATGTCCGGCAGAGGCGGGGTGGAGAATAGCAACAGGAATAACACCAGCGTTCCAATCTGTTATATCTTGTGAAGTCTTGATTTCTCGTACCGTAAACCGTTGCTGAATCCGTATCAGATCATGCTTGAACCAGTATGCAATCAATACGGGTTTGCCATTGGCACCTTCAAGAATGTCCTCCAGGGCATCGAGTTTTCGGTCATGAATGGGAATGATTCGTTTTTCCTCATCGTAGACGGCACCGTTTGCCATCTGGCATAGCTTGTTCGATAGGGCAGCCGCATTTACGGCATCAATTTCTTTCCCATCTAGTGAAAGCACAAGCTGGGAACACATGGTGTCATACATGTTTCGTTCTGGCTTTGATAACTGTACATGGATTTCATTTCGTACTAATGCTGGCATGGTCAGATACTCCTTGCTTTTCATGGAAATGGTGATGTCTGCAATACGTCGATAGATTTCTTCTTCCGCACCGGGTTTTGGCTTGTAAGAAAAGATCATCTGTTGGTTCCGTTTATCTGGTTGGAAAAATTCACTCCGGTAATGGGTGATAAAACGACCAAGTCGCTGTCCCATATCCAACAGGCGAAACTCTGCCCATAGATCCATCAGGCCATTTGAAGAAGGCGTACCTGTCAGTCCTACGATACGTTTTACCTTGGGACGAACTTTTAACAAGCTCCGAAACCGTTTTGCTTGATATGATTTAAATGAAGAAAGCTCATCGATTACCAGCATGTCGTAATGAAAGGGGATGCCGGAATCTTTTATCAACCAAGGCACATTCTCACGATTGATAATGTGGATATTGACCTGCTGCAAGAGTGCGGCTTTTCGTTCCGTAGCCGTACCAATAGCAACGGCATACGTTAAGTTATGCAGATGGTCCCATTTCTGGATTTCTGCTGGCCAAGTATCTCGTGCTACACGTAGGGGTGCAATCACCAATACGCGATGGACGTCAAAACTGTCATAGATTAATTGCTCTATAGCGGTTAAGGTAATGACGCTTTTTCCCAATCCCATATCCAGTAAAATGGCAGCCGTTGGATTTTTTAGGATGAAGTTTGTGGCATAGGTTTGATAATCATGAGGTTTGTATTGCATCCAGCATTCCTCCTAGTTGCGTACTATTGTCGATGCAGTATACCGGAAAACCAAGTGCTTCTAACTGGCGCTTCCGATGTACCTGTAGCGGACGCATTTTTTTTCCGGGTGCTTTAAGCTCCACAAAGGCAATGCGTCCATGGGGCAGCAGCACCAATCTATCAGGCATCCCGTCATATCCGGGGGAGACGAATTTGGGACAGATACCACCTTTATGTTTTACAGCCTGTACAAGCTGCTGTTCGATTATTTTTTCTCGCATGATTTCCTCCGTCAGGGTGTTTAGTATTGGCTTTTCATCAAGGTGTGTGACACCCCCGACACCTGGTTACTATAACTTCCTATAGGGGTTCATTTTTAAGGGCCTATAGAGACTTTAGGGTAGGAGGTGTCGGAGGTGTCACGCTTTAGTTTAAAATGGCTTTTTCTGTCAGCCGTATTCCGCTAACAAACCGGCCTTGGCGATTCCTAAAACGCATAATCCCGGCTTGTTCAATGGCAGTATAAAAATCGGCAGAATTTCGCACATAATCACCGGTAACATTACAAAAGTTCCGATACGCAGTATAAAAATCACCGGATTTTTCCTGATAGGCTTCACCAAGCTCACAGCACTCATCCAGGAAATGGCCGAGCCAGTCGTTGTTTTCACGGTACGAGCCGATGGCTTCCCGCACACAGGCTGGTGTGGTAAGCTGGAACTTTTTCTGAATGATTTTCTGTGCCCCTTCAATAATCCAAGCCAGTACATACTCGCCTGCATTTTTCAGCAGGTAGTCTGCGTAATTTTTGATATCGTTGTTTCCTTCAATGTGAGCGTTAAAGGGTATCACAATGAGCCTGCGCCAGGTACCGGGATCGTTGGCACCGACGCGGGGTAGGTGATTGGTATAGAGCACCAAGGTATGGCTGGGAATAAACTGGAAGGGATCTTTATATTTCTTTTCCGCAAAAACTGCATCCGTCGAGCATAGTTGCTTGATGATGGAGGTGTTGAGCCGCATACCTTCATCAAGCTCGGCGGCAATAAGCAGCCGTTTTCCTTTAGCCTCGGCCATTTCCGGCTTTACATTCCGGCGACAGCCGACAGTTAATGTATCCGCCGATATGTTGCCGCTATAGGTGCCAAGTACACGGGAGATAACATTCCAGAAGGTGGATTTCCCATTGCGGCCTTCACCGTAAGCGATGATAAGGGCTTCCACGTATACTTTTCCGATAGCAGCCAGTCCCACAATTTGCTGGACATACTCGATAAGCTCTGCATCTTTGCAAAAGAAGGTATCGATGGCAGAAAGCCACAAATCTTTTCCCGCATCACCGGGTGAAACCTCCGTTACCTTGGTAATTTTATCCGTTGCTGTTGGCGGGTGTATGCCACATAATCCATCGGGCAGATAATATGTGCCTAGTGGGGTGTTCAGTAAGAATTCATTATTGTCGAGTTCTGTCGGCTTACATTGCAGCATGGGTTTTGCCGCCTGCAGGCAGGAGTTTAAATATTTGGTATCGCGACGCTTGATGACGAAGGTTTTATATTCCTTTGCGATCGCATATTGGGTAAAGGCTGCCAGTTGTGTTGCATCAAACAGTTTCTTCGCCTTAGCTGCACCCGAGCCGACTAACACATCAGAACCACCGGATTGTTTCAGCTTTTGCCAGTCGGCCGCGCTGTTAATAGCAGCGGCGGCATCGCGCAGTTCCTTGATGGTCTGATCCATTTCTGCCATTTTTGACATTTCCTTTTCCTCCTTCCTCGGATTGACCTGCGGCAAGGACAGACAGGTTCCTTGCCAGTCTTGCGGATACATGGCTTATCGCGTAAAGAACTGCGATGGTCTCTGCGTCCGCCGGACTTCTGTTGCGTGTCGTATTCATCGCTTTACCTCCAATCCGGAGCATCTTGTTTTCGTGCTCCTTACACTTCCCACTGGAGGCGGGCGGGCCGTTTTGACGAAGGGAAAAGAAGAATTTCAGAAAAAAGCTCCGGCCACCACGATGGCCAGCCGGAGCCGCATGATTAGAACCAGTCAGGGAATTCCTTAGAGAGCGTCTCCTTGGCCTTATCCAGCCGGGACCGGAACGTGGTCCGTTTGATACCGATAATCTTTGCGATGGCTTCATCCGAGAGACCTTCCTCGCGGAGCTCTCCGATACGCTTGGCCTCCGGCATGAGCTCCTGCAGACGCTCGAAGAGCTGATCCAGCTCCGCCTTCTCGGAAAGCACCTCTTCAATAAGAGGAGCGCCGTCCGGAACGTAATCGGCGAGCGTTCCATCGCCGCCCGGCAGCGGATCGTCAAGAGAGACGGTCGTGTTGTTGCGGAATTCGCAGTCGAGGCAGTTGCCGTCGCACAGCCACCATTTGCTGCGCGGGCAGAAGCATTCGCCGCGATACTGCATGCGCTTTCTCAGCGCCGTGCGGTTTCGGTCATATTCGCGATATTGGTCCTCGGGGACCTCGTACCAGGTGCGGGTGATCTTGTCATAGATACGTTTACTCTGGTTGTCATTGGTTTTCATGTGCGATACCTCCGTTCGCTTCTCCCGAACCGGAGGCCGCACAAAAAGAAGGAGCGTGACAGGCCAGACGGAACGGGAATCAACTCGTTTCGTTCGGCCAGCCACGCTCGTAGACTGGTTTCTTATTCATTTGTGACCGCTACAACCGCTCGAGCCACCTCTGTGCACCGGGGTGGACGGATATAACAGGAATCAACTATAATAAGTAAAATCTTTCTTTGCGTTCACAAATTATTTATCAGCGGTTCTTTGAATAATATTGAATTACGCTCGTAACAGTGCTATAATTGATGAAAGTTTTTCTCTCATATGTGATTGATTGTTTTCATTGTACTGAGAATGACCTGAACAGTCGAAAATGCGTTTGACCGCGCTTTGACCTGGGAGGTCAAAAAGGAGTGTGAACAGCGGTGTATTTTCATGAGATAGCCAGCGAATTGAAAACATATATGGCTCCCAAAAGCCGGGACGGCGAGTTCGTCATTTCGCTAATCAGGCTTTCAATACGACCGCCGATGAATGATGAAGAGCAGGAAGCGGATTATCTTCATGAATACAATCCAATGCAGAAAAACATATCCCTCAACATGCTGGACCAGATACTTGAGGGAAGAGATAAATATATTTCAAAGGCCCGCGCGGGCATGATATGCAGCCTTTATGACGGATCAGAGCTTGCCGAGCAGGTTGACGAATTGTACGACGGAGACAAGGAGCATCTGCAGAAGTTTCTATATAAACATGGCCTTGTCGTAAAGACAGACGAGCTTGGTTCCGCTGTTCAGGACATATTTGATCAGCTTTATCACGGACTCAAAAAAGGAATTCATGACGTGGAGATAAAGCTTACGATTCATGATCCGAAGCCCAGCATAAAAAATTTTGCTGGCGACCGGATTTACTGCGAGAACGGAAAGCTGTATATCGACGGCGATGTCATAGAGCTTCCTATCAAGCTGAGTGATGCGCAGATTTATGATTTTGAGGCCGGATATATTTCCGCCTTATGTGATGCATATGCTGAGGCGCTTTCCAGAGATTCAGTATCAGTGGACGACATACAGAATCTGCCTAAGAAATATCAGCTGAACTTCTATGAGCAGCGAAAGGCATATCTCAGTGCAGAAAGCATCCAGCGTTCCATCAGCGAGGTGTATGAGGACGGTGAGAACCAGTTCGATATATTGAAGGAAGATGCCTTTCACGGCATCAAGACGACATACTATGATGATTACGATAATGGCTACAGGCGGCTGCTGGAGGTATTGAAGAAGATATCTGACGTACAGCTGACAAAGTCGAAGCTGATGCTGATAAAGAATCTGATCGGAAATCTGGAGAGGCTTGGAATCGTTCATATTCTGGTGAACGACAAGACGATGACATCGTGGGTAGATCCATATGGCGAATAAGGTTTTCAATACGGCATTTGAGAACATGCTGCGTCTTCTGCTTCTTGTTGATACATTGAATGGACCGGCAAACGCCGACAGACTTGCCGCTCTGGATTTCATCTGCATCTACGGCAAGAAATGTAAGGTTCTGGACAGAAACCTGCATGGTGATAATGCGTTCGGCTTCGCGGAATTTGCCAATAAGCGCGAAAAAATAACCGAGGCTATAAAGCTCTCGGTTAGGAATGATTTTATTAAAGTTGAACGCACCGATCAGGGACTCATGTATAGTATCAATGACCGTGGTCGGGAAATCGTAAGGGATATACAGTCGCCGTATGCGAGATCGTACATTGTTGGCGCAAAGATCGTATGCAGGCGTTTTGCAGAAGACTCGGATGAAAGCATATTAAGATACATCAACGAAAAAGCGACGGAATCGGGAGGGCGAGAAAAGGGAAAACTTTATGATTGAACGTCTTCGCGTATCTGGAAGCGGAAAGGTTGACGGTGTCATCAATTTCAATGACGGTCTGAACATCATCCGAGGGAGGTCAAACACTGGGAAGACGTGGATACTCAAATGTATCTATTATCTATTCAGCTCAGATACGAGGCCGTATTCTCCGCTGACCGGTTATACAGATATTGAAGGGACATTTCTTACAAAGCGGTTCGGAAGGATCATCTTGTCAAGGAAACTTGATGAGGAGTTCGTGACAGTAAATGCTGAAAGCGACGAGATCGACAATGGCGATTATGCGACGAACTACAAGAAGCAGAGTACACGGTATCTTAACGATCTGTGGCTCAGGGTGATCGGCCTTGATGAAACTATAGAGGTCCCAAAGTCCGCCCGATATGCCAGGGAGCGTATCTCGTGGACGAATATCGCAAATGTATTCTTTGCCGATGAGAACGAAATAGACAAGTCGGAGTCCATCGTCATAAAGAACTCCAGATACGAAACACCGCTGTTAGCTTCTTTGTTTTACCTGCTTACCGGGGATTATAAAAGAGGCATACCGGAGATTCTGAAGCCGGAGGTGGCCACGGCAAAGAAAAAGGCCGTGGTTGATTATATTGATGAGCAGGTCGCTTTGCTTACTGAGAAACGCAGCGATTTCATCAAAAAGCTGGAGGCACTTTCGGCTGTGGATATAGAAAGCGAGTGAGCTTTCGGAACATATCCAGACAATAAAAGCTGAAATAAAGGAGCTCGTTGAAGAGAGCACATCCATCGCGAAACAGCTTTATGAGTATCGTCAGGAGGATGTACACAACCGGGTTCTGATTGACAGATATGAGTCTCTTATCAGCCAGTACAAGGCTGATCTACAGCGACTTGATTTCATCGCCAAGGGAGAAAAGGCAGTGAAAGAGCTTCCGCCAAATGGAGTATGCCCGTTTTGCGGAGGAGAGCTTCACACTGATGATAGTGATGATGAAAGCTATATGGCTGCTATTAATGCCGAGATCAGGAGGATTGCCTCGGAGCTTACAGTGATAGCTGCCACGGAAAAAAGCGTTGCTTACGATCAGGAGGCAGTCACTAAGCGCATACAGGAACTTCAGATCAGACAGTCTGAGATTAATGGAGCACTCGATGAGAAGAACAGGATCATAAAGGATTATGATTCCAGTCTGGAACAGTATAGGGATTACACTTCGATTCAGACCAGCATCGATGTGATAAACGATCAGCTCGGCACTCTCGGAAAAAAGAAAGAAGCAGAGCAAAGGAAAAAGAATCAGGCACCTTTGTACCATGCAAAGAAGGAATTCGAAGACGTGGTAGGAACCGGATTTAGCGAACTGCTGAATAAGATTCTCAAGGAGTGCAATTATCGTTCTGGAGGTTATGCCAGCTGGGATTTTTCCACATTTGATATTCTGATGGACGGAGTGCCGAAGTCCGAAGATCAGGGAAAGGGATATCGTTCCTTCCTGAACTAGGTTGTCGCACAGATGCTGTATGAATACTTTAATCAGGATGACGTCTTTATCAAGCCGGGATTCCTGATGATAGATACTCCGCTGCTCGGCCTTGATGAGAACGAGGACGGGTTCGATGGCGAGACTATCAAAAAGGGACTGTATCAGTATTTTATAAATCATCAGGGTGAGGGTCAGGTGATCATTGTGGACAACCTGAATGCTATGCCTGATATGGATTTTGAGTCATACGGAATCAATGTGGTTACGTATTACAAGGATGAGAAAGAAGGACATACATACGGCTTTATGCCAAGTTGGAGAAAGGATATTCCGAAGGAGACAGCATGAAATTATCATATAAAAAACTGTGGGTAATGCTCGTTGAAAGAGACATGAAAAGGACGGAATTTGCTAAGAAAGCCGGTATCAGCTCGGCTTCGCTTGCCAAGCTCGGAAAGGGTGCCAATGTCACCACGGACATCCTGATCAGGATCTGCGAGGCCCTGAAATGCGACATCTCGGACATTTGCGAAATCGTCCCGGATGAAGCTGTGGAAGAAAGAAGCTGATGGCACTGCAAGGAGTAGGTATAGATGGAGATATTTGACAATGTCACGAAAATAGTCCGTGACGATATGGAGAAGACGATAAAGAGGAACGGTAAGATTTCTATCGCCGCAGCCTGCTTTTCAATGTATGCATACAGTGAATTGAAAAAGCAGCTTGAAAGCATTGATGAATTCCGTTTCATTTTTACTTTACCGACATTCGTGACGGAGAAAGCCCAGAAGCAAAAGCGGGAATTCTATATTCCTCGTCTTACCCGCGAGCAGAGTCTTTACGGTACAGAGTTTGAAATAAAGCTCCGCAATGAAATGACACAGAAAGCTATCGCAAAGGAGTGCGCGGATTGGATTCGTAGGAAGGCAACCTTTAAATCCAATACGACAGGCGAAAATATGCCAGGTTTCATGACTGTTGATGGGAGTACCTATATGCCTATCAATGGTTTTACGACTGTTGATCTTGGATGCGAACGCGGCAATAACGCATACTACCCTGTTCAAAAGACGGAGAGCTTTGAAAATGCAAACTATTTTCTGAAGCTCTTTGAGCAAATATGGAATGACAAGGACAAGCTGCAGGATGTCACGGAGGTCGTCCTTGAGAATATTACGACCGCATATAACGAGAATGCTCCGGAGCTCATCTACTTCATTACGCTTTATAACGTATTCAGTGAGTTTCTTGAGGATGTTTCCGAGGATGTTCTTCCGAATGAGGCTACCGGTTTCAAGAACAGCAAGATCTGGAACATGCTCTATGACTTTCAGAAGGATGCTGCCCTTGCCATTATTAACAAGCTCGAGAAATACAACGGCTGCATCCTGGCAGACAGTGTTGGTCTTGGTAAGACGTTCACCGCGCTTGCAGTCGTGAAATATTACGAAAACAGAAATAAATCCGTCCTTGTACTTTGTCCGAAGAAACTGGCAGAAAACTGGAATACATATAAAGATAACTACGTCAACAATCCCATCGCTGCAGACAGACTCCGCTACGATGTTCTTTTCCATACCGATCTTTCGCGCGATCATGGTACATCAAACGGGCTTGATCTCGACCGGCTCAACTGGGGAAACTATGATCTTGTGGTTATTGACGAGTCGCATAACTTCCGAAACGGCGGAGAACTTTCCGGCGAGGACCAGAAGGAAAACCGCTATCTAAAACTTTTGAATAAAGTTGTGCGCGCTGGAGTGAAGACGAAAGTACTCATGCTGTCAGCAACTCCTGTCAATAACCGGTTTAACGACCTCAAGAATCAACTAGCTCTCGCATATGAAGGAACGCCGGAGATGATTGATGAGAAGTTGAATACGTCAAAGTCGATCGACGAGATATTCCGCCAGGCCCAGACCGCATTCAACGTTTGGAGCAAGCTCCCAGCTGAGGAACGGACAACGGATAACCTGCTGCGCCGACTGGATTTTGATTTCTTTGAAGTGCTCGACTCTGTAACCATTGCACGGTCACGAAAGCATATCGAGAAATACTACAACACGGAGAAGATCGGCAAGTTCCCGGAACGGCGTAAGCCAATCTCACTTAGACCGAGCTTGACGGATCTTCCGAGCGCCATTAACTACAACGAGATATACGAACAGCTCTCTCAGCTTCAGCTGGAGATTTACACGCCTTCTGCCTATATCTTCCCGAGCAAGATGCAGAAATATATTGATCTGACACACCACAAGGGAAACAATCTGACGCAGTCTGGACGTGAAGAAGGTATCCGCAGGCTGATGAGCGTCAATCTTCTCAAGCGGCTGGAAAGCTCGGTCTCATCCTTCCGGCTTACACTGGAACGCATTCGCAACCTCATTATGGAGACAATCGACGGAATCACTCAGTACGAGAAATGCGGAGATGCCAACATCGACATGTATGAAGCTGATTCCGACGATTTCGATATGGAGGACCAGAACACCGACTACTTCACTGTCGGACGTAAAGTAAAAATTGACCTTGCCGATATGGATTACAAGAGCTGGAAGGACGTGCTGCAAAAAGATGCGGATACGCTCGAACTTCTGATTCTCATGATTGCGGATATTACGCCGGAACATGACACGAAGCTGCAGGAGCTCTACAAGCTTATCTCACAGAAGATCGAGAACCCGATCAACCCCGGCAACAAGAAGGTGCTGATCTTCACAGCATTCTCCGACACGGCAGAGTACCTGTACGATAATGTCAGCCGGTACGTCATGGACAAGTACGGCCTCAACAGCGGCATGATCAGTGGCACGGTCGACGGCAGAACCACGCTGAGGAACTTCAAGGCGACGTTCAACAACATCCTTACATGCTTCTCGCCGGTTTCCAAGGATCGAGACGTCCTTATGCCGGGGAGCAAGAAGGACATCGATATCTTGATCGCAACCGACTGCATCTCCGAAGGCCAGAACTTGCAGGACTGTGACTACTGCGTCAACTACGACATTCACTGGAATCCAGTGCGTATTATCCAGCGGTTTGGACGTATCGACCGTATCGGCAGCAGGAACAAGCAGATCCAGCTCGTGAACTTCTGGCCGGATCTGACGCTTGACGAGTACATTAATCTGAAGGCCCGTGTCGAAACAAGGATGAAAATATCCGTTCTGACTTCTACTGGTGACGACAATCCTATCAGCCCGGAAGAAAAAGGAGATCTGGAATATCGCCACGAACAGCTTAAGAAGTTGCAGACCGAAGTGGTGGATCTGGAAGACATGTCAGGCGGGATATCCATCATGGATCTGGGACTGAATGAGTTCAGACTTGACCTGCTGGAATATATCAAGACACACCCGGATCTCGATCACATGCCATTTGGTATGCATTCTGTAGCGAAGAAAACAGATGAACTGCCGGAGGGCGTGCTCTTTGTACTGAAGAACCGTAACAACGGCGTCAATATCGACAGCCTGAACCGCATTCATCCGTTCTACATGGTCTATATCAGTCTGGAGGGAGAAATCGTCTGCGACTACCTGAATCCGAAGAAGCTGCTTGATGATATGAGGCTTCTGTGTCGTGGAAAAAACGAGCCGATTGCAGAGGTCTACACAAGGTTTAATAAGGAAACTGACGATGGCAGGAACATGAGCGAAATGTCTTCGCTGCTGTCAGAAGCTATCAATTCAATCATCGATACCAAGGAGGAAAGCGACATCGACAGCTTGTTTAAGAGCGGCGGCACATCCGCCCTGCTCTCGGAAGTAAAAGGCATCGACGACTTCGAGCTGGTGACCTTCTTCGTGGTAATGTAAAGGAGGAGCCTATGCGGGAATTGCCGAAATCTACGGAGTTTAACAAGCGAATTCCGAAACAGAAGTTTTATGATAACCTGACCGTCAGCCCGGCACTCAAGCGGAGCTTTGTCGACCAGATACGAATTATTTACTGGGCGAATAAAATTGCGCCGTCAACTGTCAATCTGGCAGAAGGAAAGAATGTCACTGAGATAGAAGTATTCCATATCCGGCTCAATCAGGAAACACTCGACGAGAATGTGCTGAAGCAGATTGACCGGGAGATCCCGTATCATATTCTCTTTGTACTGGAGTACGACGGAAAGTACAAGGCTGTGATGGGTTACAAGGAGGCCGCAGGCAGTGGCAAAGCTGCGTTCAAGGTTGACAGATACTATCAGACGGAATGGATGCCGGAAGAGAAACTGCCGGTGCATCTTGATGGGCTGAACATCGACACGGTCTACGAGAACTTCGTCCGGGAGATTGCAGGAGATGCTCTACAGGCAGCAACATCGCAGGAATCACTGAAGGAATCAGTTGCAAGGGACGACTGCAGAGATGATTTGCAGAAGCAGATAAACAAGCTGCAGGCAAAGATCCGGAAGGAAAAGCAGCTGAACCGGCAGATGGAAATGAATGCGGAGCTGAAGAAGCTTAGGAAAGAACTGGAGGATTTGAATGGATGAACATGAACAAGAAGTAATGAAAATCCTCTCTCGCAGGACGTCAAATGGAAAGCTCAGGAGTCGTGAAAGCAATACTGTGGAATTCAAGAAAGCGTTCAACATGGGGAGCGCAGCTTCATATGCGAAAACTATGGCGGCATTTGCAAATAACACTGGAGGATACATTGTTTTTGGAATTGAAGATTCTCCGAGAAGCATACTGGGATTGAAAAATAATAACTTGGAGAACCTGAAACAGGAAAAACTGACGGAAACTATTAATTCATATTTTGCTCCGGCTATCGACTGGGAAACAGGCACGTTTGATGTTGATGTTGAAAAGCTCGACGATAATGGCGTATCACTGACAGAACGCAAGAAAGTTGGCTGGATATACGCCTATGAATCCGATATTAAGCCAGTCATTGCGCTCAAGGATCATAGTGGAGAGAACATTACTGCTGGTGATGTATTCTATAGATATAGGGCCAGGAATGGAAAAATAAAGCCTGCTGAAATGGAGAAAATCATTTCTAAGCGTATAACTCGTGAGCGCGAGAATCTATTGAAGGTAATGGAAGTAATACGTAAAAGCGGCACAGCAAATCTCGGCATAATCAATTATAGCAACGGTCATTTTTCAACTCCTTATGGAGTCGATATTGCATTTGACCGTAGACTCGTTACACAGGTGTTGAGAAAGGCAAAATATATCAAGGAAGGCAGTTTTACTGAAACTGACGGAATCCCTGTTATTAAGGTTACTGGCAATATTGACCTTGCTGAAGAGGTTCCAGTTCCCGAAGGTAATCCTGATGATACACATCCCTATATTCAAAAGCAGATGGCAGAGAAACTTGGAATTACTACTCAGGAGCTTTATGCCCTTATTTGGTACTTCAGGATGAAAGAATCGAAAAAGTATCATCTGGAGATAACAGTTTCAAAAAACGGTAAAACACATAAATTTTCAAATTTTGCACTTGAGGTTCTTCGAGAGAAACTCAAGGAATTAGAGAATAATGAAGAAGAATTTGACAAGATTCGACAGGCTTATAAAAACCGTAACAAGCAGGAGGAAAAGAACAATGGATAAGATGAGAATGGAGTCAGAAGACATCCAGCAGGAAAACGTCAAGAGGATCGCTGCTATGTTCCCAAACTGCGTCACTGAGGTGCGGGATGAGGAAGGGCATTTGAAGAAAGCAATTAATTTTGAGCTGTTAAAGCAGATGCTCTCTGACTCTGTAATTGACGGCGACGAGGCCTATGAGTTTACGTGGGTTGGCAAGAAAGCATCCATCGTGGAGGCGAACCGTCCTATCCGCAAAACACTCCGCCCGGTGAAAGAAGATAGCGTCAACTGGGATTCGACGGAGAACCTCTATATCGAAGGTGACAATCTCGAAGTGCTCAAGCTTCTGCAGGAAAGCTATCTTGGCAAGGTCAAGATGATATATATCGATCCTCCGTACAACACAGGCAACGACTTCATCTACAACGACGACTTCAAAATGAGCAGTGATGAATATGCGGACGAGTCCGGCGAAGTCGACGAAGAAGGCAATCGCATGTTTAAGAACACGGATTCCAACGGTCGTTTCCACTCCGACTGGTGCTCTATGATCTATTCGAGACTTATGCTGGCGAGGAATCTGCTGAGTGAGGATGGGGTTATTTTTGTCAGTATTGATGATAATGAAGTTGATTCATTAAAAAACATATGTAATGAAATTTTTGGATTGCCCAATTTCGTTGCAGAGATACCATGGCAATCAAGAGTATCAATACAAAATGATACTGATTTTAGCGTAAATCATGAGTATATATGTGTTTATGCAAAAAACAGACGACAGGAAAACAGAAGACTTAAAGAAAGTAATTATGCTGAGTGGCATCGGAGAGATAGCTTTGTTTGTAAACCGTTGCCACTTGATGGGAGCAAATTTGATAATCCTGACAATGACCCAAGAGGGCCATGGAAAGCAGACCCCTTTGATGCTCCTAATGTCAGACCAAATTTGACTTATATAGTGACTAATCCAAATACGGGAGAACAGCACCTCCCACCGAGTGGGAGGCACTGGAGAATTTCTCCAGATAAATTCTCCAGTGCCTTAGCCGACGGACGCATAATTTTCGGGAAAGACGGGAAAGGCCGTCCGCAAATGAAGTCTTTTTATGAGGAAAAGAAGGAATTTGGATCTGTTGATAATTCATGGTTCAGTGCAGAGAGAGTGGGAACAACAACAAACGGGACTAAGGAAGTTATGTCTTTGTTTGATGGAAAGCCATTCTTTGATAAACCAAAGCCTACAACTTTATTGTATAAACTGATAGATTTAGCAAATACTCAAAGCGGTGACATCATCCTTGACTTCTTCTCTGGCTCCGCTACGACTGCCCACGCTGTCATGCAGCTGAACGCCGAGGACGGTGGACACCGCAAATTCATCATGGTGCAGTTGCCTGAGAAAACGGGCGAAAAGAGCGAGGCATTCAAAGCCGGTTACAAGAATATTTGTGAAATCGGCAAGGAACGCATCCGTCGCGCCGCAAAGAAGATTCACGAGGATAATCCCGACGCCAACTTTGATGACGGTTTCCGTGTTTTAAAGCTCGACGATACAAACATGAAAGATGTTTACTATGCGGCAGGGGATTATTCTCAGGACCTTGTTTCAATGCTTGAGTCTAATGTGAAGCCTGACCGAACCGATCTTGATCTTGTATTTGGATGCCTGCTTGATTGGGGACTTCCTCTGTCACTTCCTTACACTTCGGAAATAATTGACGGCTGCATGGTGCATACCTATAACGATGGGGATCTGATTGCATGCTTTGATGAAAACGTGCCGGAGTCGGTGATCAAGACCATTGCTAAACGTCAGCCGCTTCGTGCCGTGTTCCGTGACTCCAGCTTCGCCAGCAGCCCGGAAAAGATTAATGTCGGCGAGATATTCAAGTCCCTTGCGCCGGATACAAGAGTCAAGGTCATTTAAGGAGGTGGCAGAATGAAGCTGCAATTCAAGCATCAGAAGTTTCAGGCTGACGCCGCCAAAGCCGTCGTAGATGTTTTTGCCGGGCAGCCATACCTCACGCCCACCTACATGATGGACAGAGGAACCGGGCATTATCAGCTCGGCCTGAACGAGGACGATGACTTCACGGGCTGGTCGAACGCAAAGATCGTGCCAGAACTGTCCGACGGACAGATACTTGAGCATATCCGGAAGATCCAGCGTGACGGGCAGATCGAGCCGTCACAGTCGCTCGAGGGCAAATACAATCTGACTATCGAGATGGAGACCGGCGTCGGGAAAACCTATACCTACATCAAGACCATGTACGAGCTCAACAAGGCGTATGGCTGGACGAAGTTTATCGTGGTCGTGCCGTCTATCGCCATCCGTGAGGGCGTTTACAAGTCGTTTCAGGTGACACAGGATCACTTTGCCGAGGAATACGGGAAGAAGATACGCTTTTTCATCTACAACTCCTCTCAGCTTACTGAGATAGACCGTTTTGCCTCCGACAGCTCCATCAATGTGATGATTATCAACTCGCAGGCGTTTAACGCCCGCGGAAAGGACGCGCGACGCATTTACATGAAGCTCGACGAGTTCCGTTCCCGCCGACCGATCGATATCATCGCCAAGACGAATCCGGTTCTGATTATCGACGAGCCGCAGTCTGTCGAAGGCAAGCAGACAAAGGAACGCCTGAAGGAATTCCATCCGCTTCTGACGTTGCGTTATTCTGCCACACCGAGGGAATACTACAACCTGATTTATCGTCTTGATGCGATGGACGCCTACAACAAGAAGCTCGTCAAGAAGATCGCCGTCAAGGGCATCACGGAAAGCGGGACGACAGCTACTGATGGCTTCGTTTATCTGGAAGGACTGAACCTTTCCAAATCAGCTCCGACGGCAACCATACAGTTCGACTGCAAGCGCGCATCCGGAATCAAGCCGATGAGCGCTACCGTGACGGAGGGCTACAACCTCTTTGACCATTCCGGCGAGCTGCCTGAGTACCGGGACGGCTTCGTAGTCAAGCGCATCGACGGCAGAGATGATTCCATCGAATTCATCAATAGCATCAAGCTTTACGCCGGAGACGTGATCGGCAAGGTGGACGAGAATCAGCTGCGCCGTATCCAGATACGAGAGACCATCCTCTCCCATATCGAGCGTGAAAGGGAGCTGTTCAATAAGGGTATAAAGGTTCTGTCCCTGTTCTTCATCGACGAGGTAGATCACTATCGTGTATACGATAAGAACGAACAGACTCAGAACGGTATCTTTGCCGATATGTTCGAGCAGGAATATGCCGACGTGGTCGGAAATCTGCAGCGGGAATTCGGCGACGACGAGTATATGCACTACCTTGCGTCCATCCCGGTAGAGAAAACGCATGCTGGCTATTTCTCCATCGACAAGAAGGGCCGCATGATCAACAGCAAGGTCGGCAGGAAGAAAACGACCTCCGACGATATCGACGCATACGACCTGATCATGAAGAACAAGGAGCTGCTGCTTGACCGTGATCCGAAGCGTTCGCCCGTGCGGTTCATTTTCTCGCATTCCGCGCTGCGCGAAGGCTGGGACAATCCGAACGTGTTCCAGATCTGCACACTCAAATCATCATCAAGCGAGATACGCAAGCGGCAGGAAGTCGGGCGAGGCATGCGTCTTTGCGTCAACCAGGACGGCGAACGCATGGACGCGGGAGTTCTCGGAAACGATGTGCAGAACGTCAACGTGTTGACCGTAATTGCGTCTGAAAGTTACGAGAGCTTCGCCAAGGGACTCCAGTCCGAGATTGCCAAGGATATCGCAGACCGCCCTCGTGCTGTTACGAGAGACCTGTTCCTGAACCGTGTTGTCACGGACGATCACGGCAACGAGATGGTTATCGATTCCGATACGGCGTCGGCAATCATGTACGAAATGACCGTGAACCGCTATGTTGACCGCAAAGGCGTTCTCACAGACAAGTACTATGAGGACAAGGCAAACGGCGAGCTCAAGATGGCCGAGGAGGTCAAAGGTTTTGAAGCCGCCGTCGTGGACATCATCGATTCTATCTACGATCCAAAGGCAATGAAGCCTGAGAATGCCCGCAGCAACAACGTGGAACTGCAAGTCGACGAAGAGAAGCTTAACAGCAAGGAGTTCAAAGCACTCTGGTCGCGGATCAACGCAAAGTCCGTCTACGTGGTAGATTTCGATACGGACGAGCTTGTCCGCAAATCTATCGCAGCACTCGACAGCAGGCTGCGCGTGGCGAAGATCTACTTCAAAGTCGAATCCGGCTCGATGGTTGGAATACAGTCCAAGGAGCAGCTGCGGTCCGGCGCGGCGTTTGTCCGGGAATCGTCTTCTACATTCGGCATCAAGCAGGCCATAGTCGCCAGCAAGAGCGTCACATATGACCTTGTTGGAAGAATCGTTGAATCCACCGGGCTTACCCGGAAGGCTGCCATTCAGATTCTCACCGGCATTAATAAGGCTACGTTCGACCAGTTCAAATACAATCCGGAGGAGTTTATCCTCAAGGCGTCGCAACTAATTAACGACGAGAAGGCTACGGCAATCATCGAGCACATCACCTACAGCGTGATGGACGACCGCTACGGTGCGGACGTCTTCACCGAGCCTACCATCAAGGGCAAGCTCGGCACGAACGCCATGAAGGCAAAGAAGCACCTGTACGACCACATTGTCTACGATTCGACGAACGAGCGCGACTTCGCCACAGAGCTTGATACAAACACGGATGTGGCGGTCTACGTAAAGCTGCCAGATGGATTCTACATCTCTACTCCGGTCGGCCACTACAATCCTGACTGGGCGATTGCCTTCTATGAAGGAAGCGTCAAGCACATCTACTTCGTTGCGGAGACGAAAGGCTCCATGTCTTCGATGCAGCTACGGCTGATTGAGGAGTCGAAGATCCACTGCGCCCGAGAGCACTTCAAGGCAATCTCCAGCGACAATGTTGTCTACGACGTAGTAGACAGCTATAAATCACTGATGGAAAAGGTAATGAAGTGA